GGTGTAAGATACCCAGAACTAGGACTCATATTCATCTGTATATTTATCATTTTGTTTTTATTTGCTGATTTTAATTCTTTCTGCATTAAAGCTTTTTGAGTAGTGATAAATCTTGATAATTGAGCCGCTTTATATTTACCTGACCTAAACCCATCTACCATATCGTAATAGATAGTTGCCTTAGAACCATTGAAATCCGCTGGAATAGTTTCTGGATATTCAAAATAAAGAAGATTTGTATTAAATTCTTCAGCATCTTTTTTATCTTTTATTGATTTGGCAGTATTTCTTACATTTGCATCTGTTTGCTTTCTGTTTTCTAATCGGTAGAGAGCTGTAAGAGCTTCTGCCGATCCAGGCTTAATACCAGCATCATATATTTGTTGTTGAGTTTTTATTTCACCTAAAAATATTTTGTAACCAACAAGATCTGCTAAATCTTTTATAGTCTTGTTTTTGTCTAAAGTCTGTTGTGCAAGCAATGACTGCTCTGCACGTAGCTGTTCTTCTGCAGCTTTAATGATCTCATTACCATTTACATTATCATTTGTAGCAATGGTTTTTTGCAGATCCATAATCATGCTTATTGTTTCTTCAGCACCTTTTTCACGAAACAAGCGGCTAACTTCTGTTTTTGTAACTGTAGATTGAACAACGGTGTTATGGCCTATATTAAGTAGTTCAATACCTTTTTCATCTACGCCACTTAATACACCAAGACTTTCATAGATACTTGTTCTCTCTGCATCTAAGGCTTTTATAGCTTGATTCTGCAAAGAGAAATCAGCACCTGAACTAACAATAGCCGAATGTTGATTAGCTATAGATTGCAGTCTTGCATCATGAACAGCAGTAGCTTGTGCTGTAGCTTGTTTTCTTACAGAGAATAGTGCCTTGTTTCTAGCACCAGTCCAATGTGCCAATATATTTGGCATAGCCATATTAATAACATCATCGTTATCTGATTTGTCTCTTAGGTTTTCTATATATTTATTTTGTGTTTCAAGAATCTTGTCTGGACTAAATTCGTTTTTAAGAAATGCGTTTTGTGCTTGCTGTTGAGCATCCATAGTCAAAGCAGACAGATATGTAGATTTTGCGGCTTTATCGTAAGCTTCTCTTACCGCCCTAGCACTAGATGGACGTAAGTTACCAATAAGATCATCTATGCTTCCTGAAACAAATGGTTTTAAAACCTTTTCACCATTCTCAGTTGTTTCATAAGAAACGCCATGAGAAGCACCTCTTGATGCTCCATCGAGCAAGGCTTCTTCTAGCTGTGATTTTTCAATGGTGTCGGATATACCAACAGCCGCTTTACCTAAATTCTCGAACGATGCACCTATCTGACGTAACCCATCCATAGAGACGGAGCCAACAGGTCTTACACCAACAGATCTTTTTCTTGTAGGATTATAAGCCATTTAAATTCCAAACGGTTTTTCTTTAGTAATTCCATCACCGCCAAACCTACCAGCACTTCTTGCGGCAAAGTCATACTTGGCAGCCTTACCACCCATCTTTGCATTAAAGCCTGAGAGCTTGTATTTTCGTCTTTCAGCGTTACCCATAATTTTACGTGATGCTATGTCCTCAGAGGCAAACTTTTTCTCAGTTCTTTTAAAGTTACCAGTGCTTGCACCAGCACCAGTTAAGCCTTGGGAAGATACAGCAGTACCAATGGATGCAAGCTGGTTATACAAAGCACGACTTCTATCAACATTATCCTGAGATGTGCTGATTTCTGCCATTTCGCCCATCTCGTAAGCTTGTTGTGCTTCTGATGCGGCGGCGGCCTTAGATGCTTGCATAGACTTGTAATCCATTACCAGTGCGGCTGTCTGTCCCATTATACTTCGACCTCTAGCAATATTCCGTTAAGAGAGAATGGTAGCGGCTCATCCTGTGTAATTGTAACGCTACCTTCATTAGACCAACCAAGCAGATAGACTTCTTTTCTTGCCGTTACAGCCGTAGGCTCGGTAGAAAAATCATCTGTTACATTTCTTATCAGAATTTTCGTACCTTTGGCTTTCACATCGAGTGTTGAAAAAAGATCCAGAACAGCACGAACAATCCTGCGTTTCTGACCAACAGATATACCGCCTTCTTGAAGTTGGAACTCTGGCGGTAAAGTTGTTACTTCTGGTGTGTAAGGCAAGCCAATTTCAACAGAGGTTACAGCGTTAGCAAGAGTTACTGTACCGTTAGAACTTGTAGTAAATGTGCCAAGAGAATAGTTGCCTGATTTAACAACAACGCTTGTGCTTGGAAGATGTGCCGCTTGCCATGTGGTTGATGAACTGCCTGATAACTGAACCGACATATCTGTATGGAAAGAGTTATCCATCAGCTCTAATGATGTAACAGTCGCACTATTAATTGTACGTTCAACAATCACATACATCTTACGATTTACTTCAGATATGTTTTTGTATGAGCCAGATGTTGTATAAAGAGTCCACCCATTCAATGACTCTTTTCTGATAGACATAAATACAGGCATATGACCGTCACTGTTTACCAGATACGTATAACTTTCTATCTGGTCAGGTGACTCAGCCTGTGTCTCCATATCAACAGGTGTGCCAATTAAATGCTGTGACAAAAGCGTTATCGCATCAGAGTTGTAACCTTGAGAAAGATCAGAATAGATAAATTCTCTTACAGCACCCTTTGACTTTGTAAGAAACAGAGTAGCTCCGTCAAAGTCCTTCGGCTGTACCGTAGAGCTACCAAATGATGTCTGACGTTTAACAGTAATTGTAGATGGTGTTAGCGGTCTGTTCTCAGATGTAGGAACGTATAGTTCTTGCTCAGATGTAAATATTGATAAATGTCTAAATGACGATAGTGCCTTTATTTCTGAAATCTGGTTTTCAGCTATTTGTACTTGGATAGATTCATCATCAAGACCAGTACCAACATCAAAGTTAAAGAACTCTCCTGTCTTTGACATAAACAGGAAGTTTGGCAAATCACGGCTACCACCAAAGATCAGACGCTGATCGTGAAATGTAACTGTTCTTGGGAAACCTCTAACAGAACTAAACACTGGTTCAGACCAAAGATCTATTGCATCAGTATTGGCAATTGCACCAGATAGCGTTGCAGTTACAACAGTAGCACTTGTGAAGCCTGTAATCAGGGCGTGACGGACTGTTCCTGCGCTGTCCACTAGCCTTAAATACTCTCCGTTATGTCCAGACACAAAAGCATCGCTAGAGGCTGTCAGCGTGATTCCTGAGCCTGATGTTCCGCTAGGCGTAATAGTGATCGATGATGCCGCAAACTTATGATACGGCTGAAACGACATACCTCCGCTTACATCAAAGTCATAATCAGCTAGTGCAAAGTTTGTTGCGCTAGTTCGGGTCAACTTCTTAATTGCTATATTGGGATTTACAATAATCATGGTATCGCCAGATTGAGCGATAACAAGCTCTCCAATGTGAGCAGTAAGCCAAGGACAACTGGTTATTGATTGTAATACGTTTGTAGGATCGCTGGCATCAACAATATCAAGACGCTGATTGCTAAACAAAAGCAAGTAAGCTTCATCTTCGTCATAGATGTATGGCTCTGATTGGTATGCAATATTGGATAGTGTTTGTAGATACCTAAATCCTGGTCGCCTTGTGATACCACCTTGCGCTCTTAAACGTACATTACGAAGCTTGTCAGCACCGTTTTTGTAAGCTTGAGCATCAATTCGTGAACTGAGTAATGGTGACAGCTCTCCTGATGTGAAGTTTGTGTAAAATTGACGAAGTAGTGCCATCCACTAGCCTATCTTTTTAATTTAGGCAGTTTAGGAATATCGTATTTGTATTTTTTACCGTCCATAGTTGCGTCGCCAAGCTTTGTGGGGGACATTACAGTAGCCGCTAAAGCAAATGGAGATGATGCTCTCAAACCTTTTCCCATACCTCTTTTAAAGGCTCTTAAAAAATCAGATTCGTTTGCCGCTTTTTGACCAACTCTAGCCAATTTTTTACTCATGCCATGACGTTGTGTATGGTGACTGTATGTTCTTGAAAAAGCATTAGCTTTTTTTTCAGATACAAGTTCTGGTAAACTTCTTACGCTACGAAGCATAACCTTTTCAGAAGTTTTTGCGGTAGGTCCTCTTAAACCCTTTTTCTTAATGCTTGCAATTTTGCCAGCAGCAAAGGTTGCACCAGTAGCGGTTAATCCCACACCAGCCAAAACCGCTTTTGCTTCTTTACTCAGACTATTACTCATTATGTTGTGTTCCCATCTGTCAAAATAAATGCACCACGTCTCACATTTGTGAATCTGTTCAAGCGAATGCCTGTTGTTGTGGCCTGTTGTGAATCTCTGGCCTTTGCTCTGCGGAACTGCTGTTCAGCAAGAACACGATATGACTCAGCAACATCAGCCTTACGAGTGACAGATAAGCTAAGAACAGAAGCCAATCGGTAAATTACCCACATAGTAAATGATGGAGGCCAATATTGTGTGGCTACACGAAACATATAGTTAAGAACCACGACATCATCAGCATCTGCGTTTATATATATGTAACGCTCAAAGATTGCGTATTGCTGAACCGCATCGCTAATAGTGACCGTATGCACCTGCACAACGGCTGGTTCGGTCGGCAAGGCATATGCGGCGTCCCATCTATCTAATGGCGTGTCAGTGAGCCTAGAAAGCTGTTTCTGACCTGTTGCAAACTTCCAACTATGCTGTGCCAGACAATCTTCGATAAGATCTTCATAAATAGTATTCATGACCAACGCTTCGTCAGTGCTGTCCGTAAATGAAGATAAAGGCTCTAGTCCTACAAGAACCATAGCCCTTTGTGCTACCTCAATGTCTGTTACCGCTGTTGTTGGCATTATTTAGAAATCTTTCTTTTTAATGCGCCATATAAACTAATTGGTTTAAAATTTTTAAGATTTGGATTGTTGCTAATATCTTTAGCTAACCATTTAACATCAGCTTTATTTGGTGGTCTTTTATTGCCAAAACCATCCTTTAAAGGTTCACCTGATTTTTTAGCCGCTTCATTCCAATATCTTTGAGTTTGAACTTCGGCTTTTTGCTTACCCATACTTTGCGATTTAAACCACTGTCCGTATGTTGGAGGTTTCTGAACTCCGTTTCTATTTCCGGCAGATGTACTTTGAGATAAGGTTTTGTAGTTTTTAGATGTAGATAAAATGTACCTAGCAACTTTACTGCCCAGATCATTACCAACATAAGACTTTGGGGTCACACCTTTAGATTTTTTATATGATGTAAAGTCAGCCATTAGTTATAACCACCACCGCTAGTAGATGGCATATTGGCTTCGTTCATGTCACCACGCAGAGGCTTTGGCTTAGGTTTAGCCATCTTTCTTTTGTTTTTATCAAGACCAGCCTGATACTTTTTGTATGCAGACATACCCTCTTTTGTGTATGGGAATTTTTTACCGTCACTTGCAGTAGGCATATCACTTGCCTTTCTTTTTCATAATCTCATTTTGTAGATCTTTTGGTAATTTTCTTTGTGCAGGGGTCAACGCTCCTGCTTCGTTCAGCTTTTTCTTTGGACGACCTTTTTGAGATCCATATGTACCTTTACCATAAGGCATTATTTTGCCCTCTTTCCAAGAGTTACACCTTTACCAAGAATGACTTTTGCATTGCGTCTCTTGATAACGTTAATAGAAGGGGCAGATTTAACTGCCGCCTTCTTTTTTGCTGGGGCTTTAGCCATTAGTCTGTGTCAGTACCTGACAGTGAAACCATATCAGCTACATCAACCACAGTTCCGTTATTGGCGTTTACAACCATAAGGCCATAAACCGGAGTACCACCGCTTGCGGTTGTGACCATAATCAGGTCGCCAAGATTCATCTCGGTAGCCGCATCGTTGAAGTAACCAGCAGNGTCAACTGCNGCCGCCGCTTCTGTTGTTGTGTAATGCCAGAAATGGAAACCATTGCCTGAGTAATTAACAAGAGACAGATTTGATTTNNNGAATGCCATATCAGTTCTCCTATTTCTTCAGCTCAAGTTCAAACACACCTTCCGCATCGATTAGGCATGAGTTCATCTGCATTTTGTTNAATACAAAGTAACTGTCCTTATCGTTGTGGAATTGCATGTTAGACGAAATGTCAGCACCAATAGCATGACCGCAAGCATCTGCGTGCCATGCGTAGCAGTTACGGAAACCACCACCAGCACTAAGATTGCCTGAACCGTCAGTCTCTGACAGACCTGAATGTGGGAACCACATAAAGCCTAACCAGTTCTTAGCAGTAACATTGTTTGCAAATGGAAGATTGGCTTCACCTACAAAGTTAGAGCGTGAGAATTGATCGATTGCCATTAACTGTGACCAGTGCTCCCAGCCAACGACACAATAACGGCGACCATCATCAGGAACTTCGTTATTACCAAATGACTCCATAAGGCTCAAAGCCCATGCAAGTGTAATACCGTTAGTTGTCTCATTGTTGCTTGATGTAGTTGTTGCCATTGAAGCAAGGATTAGATCGTCAGTTTTGCGACCAAGTGCATACGCACCTGATTGTTGAGCCACCATCATTTCATCA